GCCGAGTTGCCTTGGCGGAATGCACACCGGCGGCATGGGAATATTACGTCAGCCTGTATCTGCACCGTTCGCAACCGTCTTTCAAGGACGGCTACCGGCGCACGGTAGCCAAAGCGGCAGAATCAGAATGGGTGGTGCCGGGCGAGGCTACTTTGCGGCGGCGCTTGCTGGCCGAATATTCGATTGAGGCGATCACGATTTTAAGAGAAGGCGAGGAAGCGTGGCGGCGACTCAGGCCGTTTATCGTGCGGGACAAGTCGAGTCTGCGAGCAGGCGAGGCAGTATCGGGCGACGGCCTTAAGTTTGACCGGCTATGGACTGAATGGCCGGACGGTGACGTTATCAACACCAGTACCGCGTGGTTTTGGCAGGATCTGCATAGCGGAAAAATCGTCGCTTGGCGGCTGGGCAAGACCGAAAGCACGGATCTGTTCAGGCTGGCCACGTTTGATTTAACCGGGCATTTCTTGCCGACTTATATGCAGGTCGATAACACGCGGGTTGCTGCAAATAAACAGATGACCGCAGGCGTACTGGGCCGGAACCGGTTCGGCAATCAGCCTAATGATTTTATGGGGATGCTGCCGATGCTGGGCATCGATGCGCATTTTACCACGCCGGATCATACCATCGGCTCACCGGGCAGCAAGCCGATTGAGCGGGCGTTCGGGATTGGCGGGATACATGAAAAGGTGGCGACTAACCCGAAGATACGCGACCGGGGCTTTAGCAAGGCGACGGCGATCAGTTCTGACGAATTGCGCGAGATTATTGCTTATGAAGTGATCCGGCATAACGCGCAGGAAAAACGGATGTCGCCGGTGTGCGGCGGGGTGCTGAGCTTTGACCAGGCTTATGAGAAATCGTTTGTCAGTTGGGCACCGCGCAAGGCCAGTGAGGCGCAACGGCGGATTTTGTTGTTATGCATTGAAGGGGCGAAGGCCAGCAGCAGCAACGGTCAAGTGACCATTAAAGCCGGGCGCAGCCGGTTGGGCAGTAACAAATACTGGTGCGAAGGGCTTAATGAATATCGCGGCCAGGAAGTGGCGGTGTTTTACGACCCGGATGATTTAACCAAGGACGTGGATATTTACAACCTGGAAGGCCGGTTTTTGATGACAGCGCAGCATCAGGCCAGTACCGCATTTTTGGATAAGGAGGCGGGAGCCGAGTTGATGAAACGGACGCAACGGCAGAAGAAGTTGCTTAAAAAGCAGTTGGTCGAGGATGCGGCGATTAATAAGCTGCATGATGAGAAGTTGCCGGGGTTAGTGGAGCCTGAGACGCCGGTTAGCAAGGTGGTAACGGGGTTGTTTAACAAGCCGTTGGAGCAAGGGTTTGAGGGGGATGGCGGTCAGGTGATTGATGCTGACGCGGTGTTTAGTAAGGCGATTGCGATGATGGGGGGATGAAAATGACAAAGACTAAACGCGGAGCAACATTAACTTGTCATAAATGCGGAACTGATTACTACGTCCCACCTTGCCGGATCGGTAATTCTCGTTATTGCAGCAAGGCGTGTTTTGACTCGGCCCAGCAGACGCGCGAACGAAAGTCGATTCCCTGCCAACGTTGCGGAAAGGAATTTCTAGCGGTTACGGATCACGGTAAATGGCCGAAGTCTTGCAGCGTCGAATGTCGAGATGCTGGGGCGCCGAAGCCCGAAACGAAAGAGTGTCTATCATGTGGCGGCCAGTTTGTTGCGACGCGCGCAAGCCATAATACGGTAGACAAGTTGAGAATCCACTGTTCGCAAGAATGTCGTCATAAAGGGATGATCAAGGGATCTATACGGACGTGTATTTGTTGTGACAAAGAGTTCTACCTCTGTCGCTCACAAGGACTACGGAGTAATGATGATAGCTGCTGTTCGGCGGAGTGCCGAGGTCAATATTATACCCGAGAGCGTTCGAAAGGATGGAAGGGCGGGACGTACCTCGACACCACGGTAGGAACAAGGAACGTGCTGCTGCCAAGAGATGGCTTTGTGAGCCTCTACATCGGAGAGCATCGCGTAGTAGCAAGCAGAGTGATCGGTAGGATGTTAAAAACGCATGAACCGGTGATCCACCTCAACAACAACAAGGCTGATAACAGGCCGGATAATCTTTACATATGCGAAAGCCGCCGCGATATGCGCAGGCGGCAAATCGGCGATTTGCCGTGGCCGAAAAAGAGCAACTTAGAAAACTATAAATGAAGAAATAAAAGGCTTTTGGGTGCAACCAAAAGCCCTAATAAACGCGGCTTAACAGCCGTTTTACAACAAGGGCGAATGAATTCGCCCCTACAAATCGAAACTGGAGTATAGCAAAAATGACTAAGGAAACACAAAACGACTTGCGTGAGCGAGTACGAGCAGAGATAGCGACAGCAGGCTTAAGCCAAGCCCAGGCCAGCAAGGAAGCGGGCATCGAATCCAGCGGCGGCAGCAAATTAAACCAATGGTTGCAGGAAAAGTACCAGGGCGACAACGACAAAGTCGAACAACAGCTGACGATTTGGCTGGAAACCCGCAAGGAATCGGCCATGCAACGGGCGGAAATGCCCAAAGCGCCGGGCTACGTGAAGACGCCGACCTCGGAAAAGATCTTCTCCACCCTGGCCTATGCACGGATGGCGACGGTGTCAGTCATGGTGCATGGCGGCGCGGGGGTCGGTAAAACCAGCACCTGCGAGGCGTTTGCCGCCCAGCATCCGAACGTATTTATCGTCACCGCCTCGCCTTCAGCTGCATCGTATCCTGCTTGCTTGCGGCGCATTGCAACCGCTGTTGGATTACGCGGCTTTAGCAATCGCTCCGCTGATTTGGAAGATGAAGTGATCGCCCGGCTGAAAGGCACCCAAGGGCTGCTGATTATCGACGAGGCGCAATTGCTGTCTACCGAGGCGCTGTGGGGCATCAAGAACATTTTCGACGTGGCCAAGATCGGCGTGGCTTATGTGGGGTCTGAGCAGGTGTACAGCAATCTGGCCGGGCGTAGATCCGAGCTGAATGCACCGCTGTTTAGACGGATCAGCAAGAAACAGGCATTAAAACAGCCGACCCGTGACGATGTCAGCGTGATTTTGGCGGCCTGGGGCTTGTCTATCGACGGTACTAGCGGACGCAGTGCAGTGGATTATTGCGCCAAAATCGCGGCAAAACCGGGAGCGCTGGGCATGGTGACCGAAACCTTGCGGCTTGCATCCATGCTGGCCTTAGGCGCCGGCGATGCATTGCACTTGGGTACGATTAAACAAGCTTATCAAAGTTTAGGGGGTGAGTGATGGGAGCGTTACTGATTATTGAAGATATTAAAACGATCAAGACCGAGGCGGTTGGCGGCATTAACGACAACCCAGAGCTCTTTTACCTGAATCTCACCATCACCGGTAATAACGGTAGTGTTACGGAATTCTGCTTAAGCAGCAAAGATAAGGCCGTACTGGATCAGTTAGCAGGAGGCAGCAATGATAGCCGTCATTAACCTGGTTGATTTACCGACAGGCGGCATTGGCTTCTCGGTTCAGGCTGAGCAACAGCCCGATGATAGCGGCATTACTGGCGCTGGATATCTGGTGCATTCGCTGACCGAAACTTTGCAGCATATTGCCGTGGACATGCGCGGATTAAAACACCCGCGCATTGATATGGCATTGGCGCAAGGGTTTATCCGCACGCCTTATCTTTGTCAGGAGGAGGTGCAATGAGACACAACAAACATTATCCCGATATGGCGTTGATCCGCCGTAAGTCGAAATTGGTTTGCCAAGCCGTGCAAACGCTGGCTGAACAAGGCATCGAGGTGCTGGTTGTTAATTTTAAAGCCGCTACGCCGGTGATCGATGTTGCCGACTGTCCGAGCACCAAGATCTTGCATGGGGTAGCCATTGGCCAGATCCGGCATAGCGACGATGAACTGCATATTAAAAAATCCGCGCATGTGTGCGGCTGTCAGGTTATTTGGAGTGAAGTGAAATGAAAAGCGAGTTATTGCGGGAGGTTGAACGGGTATTGTTTTGGGAGCGATTACGGCAATGGTGCCTGGATCAGAAATTAGCCTATCAGCTCGCAAAAAACCGGGCGGCCGCTAAAAAACTGGAACGGCTGGGGATGTTATGAATGTCTTGGTCGTGTTTTTTTGGCAGTTGACGGTCGCGTATGTAACGGCAGCAGCGATAGCGGTATTGATGAAGCTATGGTTTGACTGGGGGGATGTCATTGCGGCAATAGCCGCTGCGTTCTGGAATAAATTAATTGATGCTCTATTAGAGCCTGAGGAAAAGTAATGGGAACCAAAGATTTTATTAAACAAAGCGTACAGAAAATCAAGGACCTGTATGAGCACGTTGCCGAGATCAAACAAGATCCGGTAACGCCGCCGCTACTGGATGCAAAAGGTCGGCTGTGCCCGATTGACATCGTCAAAAATATCGATTTGGCTCGTGACAAGCTGGTCAACGGCCGCAACAAACGCGCGCTGGAGTTATCAGCACTGATTGAACAGTTCAAGGCTGAAACCTTTGCCGACATCGACGCCTTTGTCGAAATCAGCAACAGCGAACACGGCGCAAAAATCGGCGTAGTCTCGGAAAACAGCAAGCGTAAAGCCTGGAAAGGCAACATCCAGCTGATCAACTATAACGCCACCCAAAAAATCAACCTGAAAATCAATGACAAAATCGCCTTTAACGAAAAGCTCAACAATGCCATGGAAAAGCTGCAAGGCTTGATTAAGGCGCATAGCAGCGACATTGACGAGATTATCAAAGTGCTGATTAATGAAGCCTTTAGGGTTGATAAATCGGGCTTTATCGACACCCAAAAAGTGCTGGAACTGCGCCGCTACAAGATCGATCACCCAGTATGGAAGTCGGCCATGGATGACATTGCCGAAAGCATCCAGATCGTCGGCAGCAAATCTTACCTGCAATTCTTCCATCGCGAAACGCCGGAAGCGGAGTGGCAAGGTATACCGCTTGATATTGCGAGGTTGTGATGGCTACGCCAACAAAGGGCAAGTCCGATTACAAGGCCAGTGAACTCGCCAAGATACATATCGCCAAGAAAGAGCTTGGCATGGATGACGACACCTACCGGGCCATGCTGGCCCAAGTGATCGAAGTCGATAAGGCAAAACGATTAACCATTGACGGCATCAAAATGTATTGCGCGGGCGTCGTATCGGCTAAAGGCTTATCCGCCGCCGGTCGTTCTGCGGTGCTGGAGCACTTAAAAGCCAGCGGCTTTAAAGGCAAAAAGACCTACGCCAACCGTCCGCATACCGCAGACAACAAGGCGCAGATACAGAAAATTGAAGCCCAGTTGACCGATATGAAATTGCCCTGGGATTACCTGATTGCGCGTCAGCAAGGCAAAGACAGCAAGACCCTGTCAATGCTGGAGCGGTTAACCGGCAAAAAACGCCTGGAATGGTGTACTAAAGCCGATTTAAGCAA